GGCCGAGCTTCCAATCCCAATGGGAGTTGGGTGGCGGCTTCCTGAACGTGCTTCGGCTTTTGATGCCGTCGTTCTTGTCACGCTGGCGAACCGTCTTGGCCGCCAAGGGCGTGTCGTGCTTTGTGGTTTTAAACTTGTGGCATTTCACGCAAACCGCGGCGCAGTTCTCCAGGCTGTTGTCCTTGGAGTTGGCGTCGAGAATGACGTGGTCGAACTCCACGCCATAGGCGAGCGGGGCATTGCAGCGCCGCGCGGGCTGGAGGCCGTAGAGGCTGCCGATCGCTTCGCATAGACCGCCGGAGCGCTTCAGGGCATCGCGCTTGGTAGGCTTGGAGAACTCGCGCCTCACGGCTGCATCTCGCTCAAGGGGATGCCCCGAAGGGCGCACTCGGCCCGAATGAACTCGATAAGCTCGGAGAACTCGGGGCGGCTCAATTCGGTGGTGGAGCGTCTGAGTTGCACCGGCCGCTTGCCGAACATCACCATGTCGGTGGTCTGGCCAGTGTCCGCCATCCAAGCGGTGACGAATGCGGTGCGCGCCTCGTCCACGGTGAGCGGATGGCCGCTGTCTGTTGCTAGGCCGCCCTGCACGGCCTCGGTCAGTAGCGCGTGCAGGAGGCGATTCTGGTCGATCGTGCGACGCGGGGGCTCGACGCGAACCACCCAGCCCGGCTCGAGCATGGCAATCTTCGAGCCGATGAGTTGGCGGTGGGCCTCGCTGCCGAGCACCCACGAGCGGGCGTCAGGGGCGCTCATGCCGCCTCGCGCAGGAAGCGATTGGCGAACTCCAGATAATCGCCGGCAAGCCGCTCGCAATAGGCGCGCATCTCGGGGTACCGATAGGCTGTCAGCAGCTGTGGCTGCGCTACGTCGTATTCCAGCGGCGCTATCTCCTTGATCTCGAAGATGTGCCAGCGAAAAACATCGGCCCCGAAAATGTCGAGGTAGTATTTCCATTGGCAACCGGCGAGATAGCGTTCCGGGTCGCATCGCTTGGTCGTCTTGTGGTCGATGATGATTCGACCGTGGAGGCCATCGACTTGACCGGTGACGTCGAGGCCGCCATACCGGCCATAGGCCCTGAGTTCCCGGATCGACGGCAACTCGACAATGCCGGGGTCGGACAGGTGGAAGGTGTAGCCATTGGCGCTCAGCGTCGCGTGGGTGCCTTCCGAGGCGAGTTCCAGCGCCTTGTGGAAGGCGGTTCCCGCCTGCATAGCCTCGCTGGGCTCATCAACCGTGATGAACCGAACCAGATCGTCTGCGGTCTGGTCCTCGTCCTCTCGCCAACGGCGGAAACTTTCCAAATGGCTGACTCTCGCCAACATCAGGCGGCCCTTTCCTCTGGCTGAAACTGATGGACATGCGTCTTGGCGGACCGATAGGCATTGGCCGCAGCCTCTTTCGTGTCGAAATATCCGAGATGGACGTTGCGACGCTTGATCATGATCTGGGCGTGCCAGCGGCCCATGGCCCGAGAATAGCTAACCCCGGTATGCCCTGAAGAATTCGTCCGCCGAGGCTTGAAGTTCTGGCTGTTCTCAACGCGAGAGGCTTCGCGAAGATTAGACAGTCGATTGTCTGTCGGATTGCCGTTGACGTGGTCAATCTCGTCGGTGGGCCATCGATCGTGGACCATCAACCACGCAATTCGATGAGCCAGATATTCGCGACCGTCTATTCCGATCTTCCAGTATCCGTTCGGCATTTTGCTCCCGGCGATTGATCCGGCTCGTGCACCACCCTTGCGGTTGGTGCGCCAGCGGAAATTGCCGGTGTCTGACTCATAGGTCAGAAGTGCGCGAGCACGATCCGCAGAGACGCGCGCCAGCATCACGCCGCTTCCTTGGTCTTCTGGCTTTCGACGAAGGTGCCCTTGGCCTTGTTGTAGACCAGCCCGATCTCCTTCGCCCGAGCGGCCACCATCGCCTTGCAGGCCTGCCCGCCCTTGGTGGCGCGCTCGATCAGCTCGTTTATGCCGTCGGCATCGTGGACCGTCGGGAGTTTCTCGCCAAACCACTGTTGCTCGGCGAGAGCGGCCTTCTGCTCCTCGCTCAGCTCGTTGAGCCGGTCCTTGGTCTTCTGGATCACCCAACCGAGGAAGCCGGGAAAGGCCTGATCGGTGAAGTGGGGAACCTGGAGCGGCTCGAGCTGGCCCGGATTCTTGCCGAAGGCGGCATCGGTCGGGGAGAAGCGCAGCCAGCGCTTGCCGCCATCAAGGACCAGCCGCCCCATGGCGTCGGCCGCCTTGTAGATTTCGTTCTTGGAGCCGCCCTGCACGTCCAGACGCTCGATCACCTCGTCGCCGCTGCGCTGTTCGTCCATGTGGGCGATCAGCACCACGTCCTTGCCGAAGCTGTTGAGGAGCTTAAGGAAGGCGACGAAGCGCGCCCGGAGTTCGCCGTAGCCCTGCAGAGTAAGCGCACCGCCGCGCCCGTGCTTGGGGTTGGCGCGGATGATATCGACGGTGAGGGCGTCGAGAGCCCGGCCTGCCGTGTCCATGATGACCGTCTTGAAGGGCGCCAGATCATCGGCAGTGATTCCAGCTACGTCCGACCAGTCCGACACGCGCACGCTATCCTTGCGGTTCACGGCGCGATGGCTGCCGTTGTCGAAGTCGAGCAGGAGCGGGGCGTCGGCAGTGAAGGCCACAGAGGTCTTGCTGATGCCGGGCGGCCCGTAGATCACCATGTTGAGGCGATCGACGGTGACGGGATCGGATGCGCGTGTGATCTTCAAGGGCATGGATATTCTCCTGGGTTAAACTGCGTCGTCGTTTTCTTCGCACTCGGGGCTGATAGGCTCTTCGTCGTTCCAGCCGAGTTCTTCGTCGGTCGGTTCCGCGCTGTCTGCGTAGTACGCATCGAGGCTCAGGTAGCCGAGCGGACGGACATAGAGTGGGATCATGGCTGCGCCTCTCCCTCTACGGGCGGCAGCTTGTCTAGTAGTTCGCCGACGGTGCCGGGATGGGTGCTCATGACTGGGCCTTCGCGCTGTGATGAAAGAACTTGGTCTGTCCGAACTGCGTGTAGCCGAGCGTGCGGTCACGACTGCCGATTGGGCAGAAGCGAGAAGTGGCCGAGTGGTGGGCTTCGATCTTGCGGCAGTGGATGCACTTCGGCGGGTGCATCCGATCAAACCAGTCGAGCCACTCGCGGCCCTTGGCAGTGATCTGGTGCGGCGGGCGGGTGCACAGACCCTCGCCGGTCATCCGATCGAACAGGCGCGCGACAGCGCCACCCGCTCGACCTCTGCCCTCGCACCACGCCAGCGGTCCGCGATCACGGATGCGGCGCAGAGCGTCGGCCTGGTTGCGCTCGGCGCTCATCGCGCGACCCTCGTGAGTGAAAGAGCCAGCAGCTTGATCTGCAGCGGCGTGTAGGCGGTCTGCACGGGTGAACGCGCGGCGAAGAGGGAGCGGAGCCAGGTCATGGTCAGTCATTCCTCGCGTGCAGGTTCCCGCAGTTCCATGGATCGCCCTTGGGACACGGCTTCTTGCCGGAGTCGCATTTCCAGCAGTTGTGGTCGCGGAAGGCGGGGTGCGCCGGATCCTTGCGAGGGGCCATCGCCTCCTCGAACGCGCGCTGTGCGTCAGATTTGGACGTAGCCATGCCGAAGTCCTCGAAAACCTGTTGGAAGATTGGATGCAGGGTCATGATCCCGCCTTTCGGATCGGCAAGCCGGCGCTGCTGTCCCAATCGTTCGGCTTGTAGTCCGCCGCAGGCGATGGCCGTCCGGTCAGCACCTTGCCGATCTCGCGCATCGTGTGGAGCTGTTCCTTTTCAGACATGCCGCCGTCGACGCCCAGCCGGTCGAAGGCCCACATCAGCGCATTACGATAGGCTTCGCTCATGACCGGCCCTCGGCCTTGGAAACCGCCGCCTGCAGGGCGGTGATGGCGTTCAGTCGCCGCTCCGAGCGAGCCTTGTGCTGGCGCTGCCATTCTTCTTCGCCGAGCGTCTCGGGACGGGCGACCAGAATGAAGGCCAGCATGGCGTCATCGGCTGCCAGCATTTCCTTCGCCGCTGCATGCATTTCGTGCGCAGCGGCGATCTTGCGAGCGCTGGTCAGGAAGTCCGCCGGACCTCCATCCTTCGGCCCGTACA